CTACAAGATCATGCAGAGCATGCTAACTATCAAGCAGAACTTAAATTCTTGTTAAGCGATCAAGACAGATTAAATGTTATCGCACAAATGATTGAAGGTATCAACGAGTCGGGTAATACACTTGTTCTGGTTGATCGTGTTAGTGCAGGCACTGATTTGGTGGAACGATTGGGTGATCGAGCAGTATTTGTGAGCGGTGCAACTAAAGCGAAAGACAGACAGGAGCATTACGATGAAATTTCAGAAGCAGACAATAAAATTATTGTTGCAACGTATGGTGTTGCTGCCGTTGGCATTAACATTCCTCGTATTTTCAATCTTGTTCTTGTTGAGCCTGGCAAGTCTTTTGTTCGTGTTATTCAGTCCATTGGCCGTGGTATACGAAAAGCACAAGACAAAGACCATGTCCAGATCTGGGACATAACGTCGACCTGTAAGTTTGCCAAACGTCATTTGACCAAAAGGAAGGCTTTCTATAAAGAAGCAAATTATCCTTATACACAAGAAAAATATGAGTGGAAGTAATATGAAAGATATAAAAATTAATAGTCACACTGGTTTTCAAAAGTTAAAGTCGTGTATAGTTGGCAAGTCGTATCCGCCGGAGTTTTATGATATGATTGAAACCCCGGGTGTGCGAAACGTGATGCAACGAGTAGCTAGGGAAACGGAAGAAGATTACCAAAAGTTAATTGGTATAATTGAAGACTTTGGTGCTACTGTATACAGACCAGACGTAGACCCTACAGATAACTTTAGCAAATACTTAGTAATTCAACCTGACGGAACACGCACATACAATAGCCCACCAATGAACCCTAGAGATTATTTGCTAGTTTATGGCAATACAATGCTGGTTAATCGCCCTCACGGCGAACAGTATATTGATTTTTATGATCATATACTTGATAGAATTGATGGCAATATATTTCATTCTAGAGATTATCCTGTATTGCAACAGATGATTATGCCCTGTGTGACCCGTGTTGGGCAAGACATCTACTTTGACAGAATGCGTAATCAACGTGAAATTATTGATCAATTCTTTAAGGATTACCGTACACACGAAGTACTCACAGGTGGACATTCAGATGGCGTTTTTTGTCCTGTGACTCCAGGATTGATTGTTAGTCTGAGAGATGTGCCTACTTACAAAAATACGTTTCCTGGATGGGAAGTAGTGTATCTGCCTGATCAGAGTTGGGACGCAGTTAAAGACTTTTTGTTGTTAAAAGAAAAGAATGATGGAAAGTGGTGGATACCTGGTGAAGAAAAAAATGACGATCTAATAGACTATGTTGAAACCTGGCTTAAAGACTGGGTAGGCTACGTTGAAGAAACTGTGTTTGATGTAAACATGTTTGTGCTTGACGAAAAGAACGTAATAGTAAACAACCACAACGAACAGGTATTTGAAGCACTAGAACGATACGGTGTTACTCCGCATGTGTGTAACTTTAGACACCGCTACTTCTGGGATGGCGGATTACATTGTGTCACACTTGACTTAGAACGCGAAGGCGAATGCATTGATTACTTTAGTAATTGACTTTTAACATATAATCGTATATAATTATGAGTGGAATTAATGGGTAAACTTTATCAAGAAGTTCACAACTATGTTAGTGACTTTGGTTTAGATGAGATCATTGTTGAAATTGGTAGTGACCGTTGGGAAGGATCTAGTGCATATTTTGCACAAATGGCAAAAGATAATAACACTAAGTTGTATACTTGCGACTTAGATGTAGAGTGCGAATCAAGGCTGCGCAGGCATATTCCAATTGAATTACATCCGTATTATGAATTTTATAATGAAAATGGAACATATTTTGCAGCACAAATGATGTCTCGATTGTCTAAACAATATATCAAAGTATTGTATTTAGACAATTACGATTGGGACTGGAACATTGAAATTGAAAATTCAATGATTGCTAAACAGCGTACTTGGTATGCATTGCAAGGCATTGAGATGAACAATCTTGATTGCCAAACACAACACTTAAATCAAATGCTACACTTAATGCCATTAATGAGTAGAGATGCTGTTGTTTGTTTAGACGACACCTACAGACATAACGGTGTGTTCATTGGCAAAGGCGGAGCAGTGGTTCCTTACTTGTTAGCAATTGGCTACACTATACTCGAAGAAAAAGACTTTGGTGTAATATTAGGTCGCAATCAAAACTAAACTATACTATAATAATACTATGAGAATTCACACACTAGACAATACAGCATACAATTTAGATACATTGCCAGAAGAAATCGATGATATGCGTTTTGCTATTCTTGACAATAGTGATCCCAATAATCCAGACTATTTTTACATTCCGCTTATCTTTTTAGAATCATTTACTAGCCCAGCACTTGTGCTAAAAATTGGCAATAAGCAAATCAAGATGCCATTGGACTGGCAAGTATTAATTGGCGAAGATGACTTAGGAGATTTAGAATCATTACCTTTAACAAGTCTGAATGATCGAGACTTCAAAGTTTATCAATATAATAGTTTAACCAGTTATGCACCCAGTTTTCTTCCAATCGAAATCGTAGATGTATATAATGAGGTAAACTGGTATGCACCAAAACTAAAGAACGGACAATATTTGGCAGTTCCATTGGAAGATGGTGAAAATCCAGAATGTGTTTACTTTATTAAAGATGTTTCACGCAACTGTGAGATAGTAGATTATAATAAAGCGTGGGGTTAAAATGGACAATAATAAAAAAATTGATCTGATAGATTTAGATACAGGTCATACTATGACTGTTGATGTTCCTTACAATTACGATGATTATGACACTTATTCAGATACAGGAACCAACAGTCAACCATACAATATTAACACAGCAGATTTAACCTGGGGTAATATATCTCTTGGTGACAGTAGTAACTCCGCCAATAGAATACGTGTACATGGTGAAAAAGGAACATGGGATGTGGAAGACAGAATCAGAGAAATTGAACGTGTGTTAAACATTCCAGAACGGGATTATGATATGGAAGCACAACACCCAGAACTAACAGATCTTTACGAAAAACACATGCGTAAAATTGAAAAGGTATTAAAGAAATTGCCAGCAGTATCTGAATATGAACGCGAAGTAGAAAAGCATCGTGTGTGGGATGCACTAAAAGGACCAGACAGGAACATCAATGGCGGCCCCTAAACTAGACATTTTTAAAATGCTTGCTGCAATGGATCGCAAAGATTATGATTTTTATGATAATCTAACCGATGAAGAACGCAAAGGCTTTAGTGCCTTTCTTGCACTAAAGTGGGGAGCAAGCGTAGAAGGCTCACGTGAAATTCAACATTATTATCTGGCAGCAGCGAATCATTATTGTAACAAGCATTGGTTTGAAATTAGCAAACATCCAAAATTGCAATGGCTAGAATTATGTGCAGCAAGCCCTGGTATTGGCCCACAACGACATCAATGGCTGGAAATGCAGAAGAAAGATAAAAAGGCTGGCGAGCATGTTAAACGCTTGCTTAATTTATTTCCTGATGTCAAAATGGCTGACATCGAAGTCTTGGCAAAACTGGTTACCAAAAAAGAAGTAGATGAGTACATTAAACTCCACGGAAACGACTGATACATATACTTGCCGATATTGCGAACGTGAATTTAAACGTGAAAGCAGTCTTGCAGTACATGTCTGCGAGCAGAAGAAACGTTTTCAAGAAAAAGACGAACGAGGTGTTCAAATTGGGTATCAAGCATATCTAAAGTTTTTTGAGTACACACAAGGCTCGGCAAAATTAAAAACGTTTGAAGACTTTGCCGGTAGTCCGTATTATCGAGCATTTGTTAAGTTTGGGCGTTATTGTGTATCCATTGGCGCTATTAATGTACCAAAATTTATTGAGTATGTGGTTAAGAACAATAAGAAATTAGATCACTGGGCAAAAGACAGCATCTATCATGAATACTTGATGAACATGCTGGTAACCGAGCGTGCCGATCGTGCGCTAGTGCGAGCAATGGAATATAGCATTACTTGGGGCGAAGAAAATAATGCTAACCCGCAAGATGTAATACGTTTTAATAATCCAAACCGTGTGTGCCAACTCATTACAAAAGGTACACTTAGTCCTTGGGTAATTTATAATTCTTCAAGCGGTATGGACTTCTTGGGTAAACTAAACGAAGAGAAACAAAAAATTATTTGGGAATATATCTACCCAGAAACTTGGGAACGTATTTTTAGCAAGTATGTTGCTGATCAAGAGTATGTAAAAGAAATGTTAAAGCAAGCAGGTTGGTAATGCGTATATTGTGCCTAGGAAATAACACTAGAGATACTGACGATAGAACAACACAGATAGCATATAGTAATTCCAGCGTCAATCACGGATTAATTAATAAGTTAGATTCCTTGATTATCGACGGATTTTATCATACGTCAATATATGATTTAACCGCCGGCGAAATTATTAAATTATCAGAAAAGTTCGATAAAGTTATAGTACTAGGTCAACCTAAAGCTGACTGGTCTCACCCTGATGCTTACCTTAATACAATCGATTTAAAAAACAAAATCAAAAATTTAGAATTTGAATCAGACATTGATTTTGATATCAATTACTGGCAGGATTTAGTTAACAATAATAAAAGTTTCTGCATATTTCCGTTCATTGAATTACTAGTTCAAAATGGAGTAACAACGGTTTGTTGTCGTAGCGACAAAGAAGTAACAAAACTTGATAAAATTGAGGATTTTAATACAAGCAATGAATATCAAGATATTAGAAAAAATTTACTTGCTGGTAACAAAATCGATCATTGCCAATCTTGTTATGATTTAGAAAAACAAGGCATGTTAAGTGCTAGACAACAAGAAACTATAGAATGGGCAAATCGGTTAAATTTAAATTCTGTTGACGATTTAAATAGTTTTGATGGACCTGTGTATTACGAGGTCAGGGCTAGTAATAATTGTAATCTACAATGTCGTATATGCAGCCCTCGTTTTAGTAAGTTGATTGAAAAAGAGTATAATGAAATTGGATTGCATAGTGCGAACATATCATATCAATACACAAATTTTGATTTTGTTAATATTAACAAAGTAAAAAAATTATATGTTTCCGGCGGTGAGCCAACAGCAATGCCTGAATTTTATGAATTTTTACGTAAATGTATTAAAGATAAAACAACCAACTTTGAAATGTTGGTTAACACAAATGGATACAAAGTTAGTAAAACTTTGCTTCAATTAGGAAAAGAATTTAGTAATTTACATTATATTGTAAGTATTGATGGGTTTGAGTTAGCAAATGATTATTCTAGGTGGCCTTCTAAATGGAATACTTTAATTAGCAACATCAAGAAAATAAAAGATAACGGCCATAAAGTTACGTTTAATGTTTCTGTAAGTATTTACACCATTTTTTCTTTTGCTAAACTAATTAAATTTCTAGAGGGCAATTTCCCCGACTCATCTATACACGGGCAATTAGTCATTGGTAAATTATACCCTTTTATTTTTAAGTATAACAAAAAAACAATCAACGATCTTACTACAGTAACCAACACCAATATATACCAGAGTGATAACCTTTTTAAAAGTTTTGTTGATACACTGATTAATTTATCCAAAACGTCTGTAACAGATCAGGTAAAAATACAGAAATTTTTTACGTTTAATGACTTGCTTGATAATTCAAGATCTGTTAAACTTGTAAATTATATTCCGGAACTAGAAGACTTACGCAATGAGCGCCGACATTGATATTGACTTTGGTAACAGATATGCTATATTAAGTCTAATAAAGCATATCCCAGCACGGCAACAAGACCGAAAACATAACTCCGGCGTGTATGTTACACCTATTCCAACAGATCCTGTATGTAATTGCGCAAGTATTGATTATAAGCAAGCAGAAGAGTTAGGATATTTTAAAATTGACCTCCTCAATGTGCATGTTTACGAACACATCAAAGATCAAGCACATTATGATCAATTGATGAGTGTTGAACCGCCATGGCATAGATTACACGAAGCAAAGTTTGTTGAAAAGATTATACACATTAATAACTATGCTGATGTGTTAAAGCAATTAGATGTGAATACTATTCCGCGACTAGCAATGTTCCTAGCGATGATTCGTCCAGGTAAGAAACATTTAATCGGTAAGCCGTGGGTAGAAGTAGCAGAAACTATTTGGGATAAAACAGACGAAGGATATACGTTTAAAAAAGCACACGCAATTTCTTACGCACATCTTGTAGCACTACATATGAATATTGTTAATCAACACGACGAACAAGCGTGATACTCTTACGCTTTTTGCGATTCTTTGTTAAGTCTGATAGACTCGTAACTTGTCCTGAAACGACTTCTAAATTTTTATTGTTAAAAGTTTTTAGATAGGGTTTAAAAACTTCCCAGTCGCTTTTTAAGAAGATGTTAATAGGGATAGTATGATTACTTTCCCACCACCAAATTTCACCCAACTCTAGAAATACTTTCTTTAATTCTTCTTCGTAGATACTACCAAAATCATACATGGTAGTCACTTGATTATCTTGGTTTAGTATAATACCAACGTGCTCGTTTTCTGCATACCGAACTATTGACAAGAACGGGTAACGGTCTGTGATCTTTTCGAATAGCTCAGTATCCATAAATAGTATATAAAGGCTCCGTGATTATGTATTCAACTTTAGCATATTTATACCAACAAACTCAGGTGGTGTTGTTATTGGACAACACTGGGGCCTATCATAATGTGAGGTGGAATCCTGTGTACAGCAAGAACCTAAAAGCCAGTAAAGGCGTTGATAACATTATCCTGTTTAGATTTCTAAATCAAGATCAAAAACCAGTAGACATTACAGGACTGACATTTACTTGTCGGGTGATGAGCAGAGATGGTACAGAGCTACTATTTGCCAGAGACTTAGAAGCAGTTAGTGCTACTCGAGGGCAGGCAAAACTTACAATTACTGAGCAAACACTAGACAGTATTCAATCTCAACTAGCAAATTACTCTATCACAGTAGACCGCTCGACACTAACAGAACCTGTATACGTAGACGACAATGCTGGGGCACGTGGTATAATTTATATTGCTGATGCTGCTATGCCAGAGTTTGTAGCAAGTTCAGAAATAACTCTACCAAGTTTTACAGCAGGACAAACAAACTACAGTTCAGAATGGCAACCAGAACAATACTTACAAACAGTACAATACACAAACAGTTCATTTGTAGGTACTGTAACTGTACAAGGATCGCCTACTGGAACAGAATGGTATGACTTAACTTCTGCTACATTCAGCAGCGCAGATTCAAACACAAAATACATTAATGTAGAAGGCTTACACAGCTATATGCGTTTGAAAATTGATAGTACTAGTGGTGCTGTTGGCAGCGTATATGTAAGATAAATATTGATATGGCGCAAATTACTACACAACTTTTAGTTTCACAACAAACGCATCCTAGCGATAGTTCTGTTCAAACTGTAACCGGTTCTGCTGTTAAAGGGAACGGTTATTATGGACAAGCCGATGGCCGCCATACTGCGCTATTTTCTGTTACAGGATTCACCGGAACTATTACTATCCAGGGTAGTTTAGTTACAAGTCCGGGATCTACAGACTGGGCAAACATTACTGTATTTTCAAACGGTACAACACAAGAAGACGGCAATACAGCAGTTAACTTTACAGGTAATTTTGTATGGCTACGTGCTGTTGTTGAATATACCGATGGTACCGTAAATTCAGTTCGCGTTAACTACTAACCATAATTACACATATGATTGAAAAACTTGTAGCATTTGGCTGCTCGTGGACCTTTGGTGACGAGCTCGATAATCCCGAATTAGCGGAATTTAAAGAAGATTCTAAATACTGGGATATGAACGCCGAGTATAGGGTAGCACATAGTTATCCTGGATTAATCGCCAAGCATTATAATTTAGAAGTTGAAAACTTAGCTTTTCCGGGCGCCAGTCTTAATAGTATACGAGATACCTTAATTTGGTATATTGCAAACAATGATATATCGAATACAATGTTCCTACTAGGTTTAACCGAGGCATGGCGGTGTAGCTGGAACAATTCAGCACACGAACGTGATTTCAATGATCCAGAATGGAATACACATATTCATTCGTCATGGTTACTACACAATGATTGCATCTATGACGAGTCGTGGAAAGAAACATTCAGAAATTATGTAGATAATCAAGTTGATGATACTTTACGCTGGCGTAATTTAAATGAAACGTTAATGTTATTTGATGGAGTTTCTGCTAGATTCCAAATTCCAGTTATACAATTCAATATGCTCGAGGTAATCGAAAATTCAATCCCTGTTCCGACATATGCGTGGCCTTTGGAAGAAATGAGAAATTATATCCAAACACAAGCCGGAAGAGCAGCATTTGCCCCGGGCCGACATCCAAACGAAAAAGGCCACGAAATTATTTCAAAACGGTTGATTGATTATATTGATTCTGCTAAACTACTAGAGTGTTAAATGTAGTATCTTACATCAATGGAAAACGCAAAACTAACAGTTCCGGCTGGGTTAGTTTTGATGCTCCATGTTGCGTGCATAATGGAGAAACTGCTGATCGCAAACAACGTGGCGGCTTTAAGTTTTCAACGGATACAGACTGGAGCTATCACTGTTTTAACTGCGGCTATACTGCTAGTTTTACTCTTGGATATCCAGTAAGTTATAAAGCACAACGTTTATTGTCTTGGATGGGCGTTCCTGATATTGAGATTCAACGTTTAACACTTGATAGTTTAAAACACAAAAACATTACTCAATTAATTCGCGAGCGTCAAGAAGAAGAAATACTGGTCAATTTTCCAGAAGTCTCACTACCAGAATCTGCACGATTAATAGATGACAACGACATAGAGTTATTAGAATACTTGCGCAATAGAGGTGTTGATCCGTGGGCGTACCCATATATGACAGACACGGAACAAACACGTCCTAGCATACTAATACCATATACATATAATAACAAGATAGTTGGTTGGACCACACGCTTTCTAGACGATCGCAAACCAAAATACCTAAACAACTGTTCAGCAGCAGGATATGTGTTTGGCGTAGACTTGCAGCACGATAACTGGCAGTTTGTGATTGTAGTCGAAGGTCAATTTGACGCATTAAGCATTGATGGCGTAGCAGTAACAACAAATAGAATTAGCGACAATCAGGCATCTATATTAAAAAGACTTAATAGAGAAGTTGTTATAGTACCAGATCGCGATCAAGCAGGTCTAGCATTAATTGACGATGCAGTTAAATATGGATTTTCAGTAAGTATTCCTGACTGGGATGCAGAGGTAAAAGATGTTAACGACGCAGTAAAGCGTTATGGCAAACTGACTACACTAATAAGTATTATTAAGAACAAAAATTCAAGCAAGATTAAAATTGAGCTGGCACGAAAAGCTCTTGAACGGAAATTATGAAAGAATACACAGTCGAAATTCAGAAATTATTTTTAGAAATGATGCTGGCAGATGCACAGAGTTATGTGCGTGTGCAAAACATTTATAACGTAGATAACTTTGATCCAAGTTTACGTGAAGCAGCAACATTTATTAAAGAGCATAGCGACAAGTACGGGACTATGCCTGAGGTTAGTCAAGTTAATGCTGCAATTGGGTCAAAACTTAAACCAGTGCCAGAACTTAACGATGGCCATTATACCTGGTTTATGGATGAGTTTGAAAAGTTTACTAAGCGTCAAGAACTAGAACGTGCTATTCTTAAATCAGCAGACATGCTTGAAAAAGGCGATTTTGATCCTGTTGAGAAACTTATCAAAGACGCAGTACAGATTTCCTTACACAAAGACATGGGCACAGATTACTTCGATGATCCACGCACACGACTAATGAATATTAAGTCCAACAACGGACAAGTAAGCACAGGCTGGCTTAATCTAGATCGTGCATTGTATGGCGGATTTAACAGAGGTGAACTACAGATTTTTGCAGGTGGTTCGGGATCGGGTAAATCCTTGTTTATGCAGAATTTAAGTGTAAACTGGGTGCAAGCAGGACTCAATGGCGTGTACATTTCATTAGAACTTTCCGAAGATTTGTGTTCAATGCGCATTGACTCGATGATGACAAACACATCAAGTAAAGAAGTGTTTAAAGATATTGACAATGTTGAAATGAAAGTTAAGATGATGCAGAAGAAGTCCGGCAAGTTCCGCATTAAGTACATGCCAGCGCAGAGTACAGTAAATGATATTCGTAGTTACATTAAAGAATTACAAATTCAAACTGGTGTGACTGTAGACTTTTTGTGTATTGACTACTTGGATTTGTTAATGCCTGTAAGTGCTAAAGTTAGTCCAAGCGATTTGTTTGTTAAGGACAAATATGTGTCAGAAGAAATTCGTAACTTAGCAAAAGAATTAAATGTTATTATGGTAACTGCATCGCAGCTAAATCGATCTGCGGTAGAAGAAATCGAGTTCGATCACTCACATATTTCGGGTGGTATTTCAAAAATTAACACAGCAGATAACGTGTTTGGTATTTTTACAAGTCGAGCAATGCGTGAACGCGGCCGCTATCAAATACAGTTAATGAAAACACGTTCAAGCTCAGGAGTAGGTTCAAAAGTAGACTTAGAATTTGATGTGGAAACGTTACGTATTTCAGATTGTGATCAGACCGATGATAGTGCTAGTCCAAGTACAGGCGGATTCAATATGAATAATATTAAACCTGTTAGTAAAATGACTAGTACAACAGAACAGCCACAAAATGTAAAAGCTGATGTTCAAGGATCTAAGTTAACTAGTCTTCTTAATACTATTAAGGCATCGACGTGAGATTAATCTCAAATATACCCGAGTTTGGAACATTAGTTAACAATATTGACTGTTTCTACAATGATGATATTTTTTATACGTATGATGTTATTACAGCCAATGAATTAAATGAGCTTTTTGATCAGAAACAAAAGCCAAAGTATATTTTTAACGATAGCTTAGATTTCAATGAAGACAAATATAGCGTTCCGGTGTATAGTAGCAATCTGTATCTGGAACAATTAGTTAAACGTTTTAAATATGGGCTAGATCAAAATTTGATACAAGTTCCAGAAACATTGTTAGTTACGCATCCAGTTAACTTTTCGATTAATAAAAAATTAATACATCGGTATTTGTTACTCAAACTAGTTGAACTATTTAAAATTGACGCAAGCTATTCGTGGTCAGGTTGCGGGAAAAATTTTGATCTACAATATCTAATAGATGAATACAATTCGTTGTTATCCCCTCCGATGACCAACGATCAATGGTCTTTTTTATTATCTCCTATTAAAAAAATACAACCAAAATGGTATTCAGATAATGAACCTGAAGTTATCAATGATGTTGGCATTTCAAATGCAGGTAATATCTGTCTAATGTGGGACGTTGCAATAAAAAATGTTATGCAACATACAGGAATATCTCTTATTACAGAAAGCACCTGGACACAGAAGGCTATACATTTTAGTGAAAAAACATTATATGCTATTGTAGCAAGAACATTCCCAATTTGGGTTGGTGGTTATAAGCAAGCTGAAACATGGGAAAATTACGGATTTGATACATTTAGTGATATTATTAATCACGACTACCAATATCGAAACACATTATTAGAGCGTTGTTGGTATGCAATTGCGGATAATATAGATTTGATTACTAACAAAGAAAAAGTACAACGACTTCGAAATAAATTTGAAAAAAGGCTTAACGAAAATAGAAAAATATTATTATATGAAAATAATATTGAACAAGTTAACACTCAGAAAATTAAATCGTGGCCATTGGATCTACAGCAATCTATAAATCCAATTGTTAATCAATTTAGAACTTTTAAAAATAAATATAACAATATAACAGAGATTTGACATGCAAAAACGTACTCGGAGTATTCTCGAAGAATTAGAAAGTATGTATGTAGAGCGTGACCGCTCGCATTTAGTTGAAAGCCGGGCAAATAATGTAATTTCTAGCGCCATTAGATTAATGGAATTTATTGATTCTAATTATTCTGAAGAGGACGCTGAGGTGTTAAATCGTAAATTGTTGAATGCTATTAGATCACGGGATCTGAGAAAATTTAAGAGGAGTTTACAACGCACCGATGAAGATCAATGACATAACTACTAATAGCCAATTAACAGAAAGTTTTATTAATTGGCAAGATCTCAAAACAGCAGGATCATCGCTACTAAAACAGTTGCGATTAGGAACCCCTCTAAAACAAATATCGCAAAATGTTATGCAAGACCGAGCGGTTAATCTGGCAGCAGAAGCATTCATAGACCAATGGCGAAGAATTCGATATTCACTGGCGCAAGCATATAAAACGCCAAATCAGTCTAGATATGCTGAAGCATTACATGAAATCGTATTTAAAGAGCTTGACTTAAATTCTAATGATACAGTAATTGCAGCAGTTAAAACAATTCTTGATGCAGGCGATAATCTAAATTCATCGAGCGTAAAACAAGCTGCGCTAACTATTATTTTGCAAGGAATAGTTTCTCAAATTGAACCTAAAAATGCACGAGAAAAAGTTGATGTTCAATCTAGACGTCTTAAGAATGTGCATTATGGGGAACGGTTTTTGGGTATATCAATTAACGATATTACTAAAGGACTCAGAGTACCTGTTATTGTATTAATGGAATCAAATCCTGTGTTCCCCGATCAATATGATCGGTTTGTTAAATTTGACGGTCGTTGGTTTAATATGGATATTAGAGAAAAATCTGGACAACAAACCACTGAAGCTAAATCTCGTAGAAGAAGACCACAAAAATCACCAGACACAACTGTACCGCCAAAAAAATATCCTGAGTTGGCACCAACTGCATATGTTATTGATGGGAGTACATTAGTTGGTCCTAACACACAATTGGACAAATCTGCTGACAGATTGTTAACATTAAATAATCCAGATCGGGCTAGATATACGGTAATTGAATGTATGCAACCTAAATCATTTTTTAGAGAGTTAACACCAATGGAATTTGATCTTTGGAAAATTCAGTCAGGACACAAGTGATGAAATCCATTTATACTCTATTAGAAGGTGGAAACGTATTCAAAAATGCCGACGGATCGGCTGCAACAGTTCGTATTGACCGTGATTATGTAAAACCAACTGTTAAATGGTTAGAACAAATAACTGCTCTTCCGTTGTTACAAAACATGCTTGGCACAACAGGAAAGAAAGCAACGTCGGGTGATTTAGACTTAGGTGTTGACGCTTCTAAATATAATAAAGACGGGTTAGTTAATACGTTAACACAATGGGTAGAAGCAAACAACGGTAATCCAAAAGAATGGATTAAAAAATCAGGTATTAATGTGCATTTTAAAACGCCTATTGCTGGCAACCCAGAGTATGGCTTTGTACAAACCGACTTTATGTTTGTACCTGATTTAGCATACTCGACATATTTCCTACACTCTGCACCAGATTCAAACTTTAAGGGCATGCATCGTAATGTGTTATTAAGTTCTATTGCTAAGGCAGTGGGATATAAAATCAATCAAACACAAGGATTGATCGCAAGAGATACAAATGAACTTGTAACTAACAATTGGGACGAAATTGCTAAGGTTCTATTAAGTCCAACAGCACGTAAAGAAGATTTACATTCTGTTGAAACTATTATGAATGCACTAGCACGTGATCCTAATCGCGAAGCAAAGATTAAAGATGCTCGCGAGTATTTTGAGCGTGAAGGATTACAATTAGAGCAAGGTGTATCAGAAAGTTACTTCCTTGCTAAACTACGTGATAGATTAACTACCCCAGGCATTTACGGTTTATACGAACAAAATTTAATGGAAGCTCGTATTGAGCATCCTGAGGATTTGCCGTTTACACACGGCGGCCACGGCATAGAACAAGCTATTAGTATTCTTTCTAATATGGCAGATACTACAGAGCATGTTACAATTAAATGGGATGGCAAACCTGCTGTTATTTTCGGACGCAATCCAAAAGGTCAGTTTGTGTTAACTGATAAATCGGGGTTTGGTGCTAAAGGGTATGATGGTAGAGCAACATCACCAGAAATGCTAGCAGACATAATGAGTCAACGCAAAGGCGAGCGTGGCGAATTAATCGCTATGTACCAAAAGCTATTTCCGTTGTTAGAACGAGTAGTACCGCCTAACTTCCGTGGTTATGTCCAAGGCGATTTGTTGTTTGGTACCCCTGAACAACCTAAGCCAGAAAAGAATAAACACAACCAATATGTGTTTACTCCAAACACCATTACATATGAAGTTGACGCCGATTCGGACATTGGTCATGCTATTAGTAAAGCAGAAGTTGCTGTTGCTATACACACTCATGTAGATGAAGATGGGACTAGTCAGGCTATTAAGCATGTAGGCAATAGCTTACGTCATTCGCCGGGTGTACTAATATTAGATCCTTATTTTGACGAAGATCCACATGTAAACATGCCCAAACGTGATCGCGAAGCACTTGAAGCATTAAAGGATTTGATTCCACTAGTCAATGATTTTATGCGTCCAGAAGAGTTTAGAAATCGTAAAATTTCTGATCTTCCGCAACAAATTAAAAAGTATGTTAATGCTCGTGTTAGAGAAGGACATTATGATAATCTAGCAGGTGGATTCATTGGTTGGATCGAAACAGCAGCGCCAAGTCAGCAAAAAGCCGCAAACATTAAGCAATACATAGCCGAACATAAAAAAGGATTTGCTGCGATCATTAAGGCATTTTTAGTGATTTCACAGGTAAAAAGCGATATCGTGCGCCAACTTGATCAACAAGCAGGGTCAGTGCATGCTCATATTGCTGGCGAACCGGGTCACGAAGGCTATGTAGCAGACACAGAACATGGTCCTGTTAAGTTTGTGGATCGCATGCGGTTTAGTCAAGCAAATTTTGCAAAAAACAATCCTGAACTAGGATAAGTTTTTTTGTCTTTTATATAAATAATATTAACAAACTAAT